CGCTTCGCGCCTTTCACGACATCGGCGGCGCCGGCGCGCAGGCCGATGCCTACACCATCTGGATTTGCCAGTGGGTGGGGCAGGAAATTCGCGTGCTGGATTATTATGAGTCGTCGGGCCAGGTGCTAGCTTTTCACGTCAACTGGATGCGCGAACGGGGCTACGGCAACGCGATCAACACCCTGCCGCGTGATGGCCTGAACGCGAATGTCGTCACCGGCAAGACCTACGCAGAGCATTGGCGCGACGCCGGCTTTGCGGTCGAACCGCCGGTGAAGAACCAGGGCAGGGGTGCGGCGATGATGCGGATCGAGGCGCTGCGCAGGCTAGGTGGGCAGCTCTGGTTCAACGAAACGACGACGGAGTCAGGCCGCGAAGCGCTCGGCTTCTACCATGAGAGGCGCGACGACACGCGCCAGGTCGGCCTCGGCCCCGAGCACGACTGGTCGTCGCATGCCGCCGACGCGCTCGGCCTGATGGCGGTGTGTTACGAGGCGCCCGGCCGAAGCGCCAGCTTCAACCGGGTGATCCAGTACCGGGAGCAGGGGTGGGTGTGAGGAGCACCACTACTTCAGTGCTTCTGGCTCTGAGCTTTTTGTCGCGGCATTTTGCTTAGCCTCCTCTTGTTGGTTTCTCGATTGGTTTGGATTGCGATGTAAATAATTGATATTACTTTGTTATTTTTATCGATCAATATTTGACGCACGAGGCAGAATCGCCCGAATTTAATCCTATCTAAAGATGGGCCGCCGAAGATCGGTGGGCCACGGGATGCCGCTTGCGGAGCTAACCGCCGGATGGCATCGTCGTTCTCGCGAACAAATCGCTGCCCGTCGGAGTTTTAGCGGCAGGCGCGGTTGATGGGAGTTGGGCCATGCTGGTGACCATGCAGAATTCCGAGCTCGTTGGTAAGCTCGTGGCCTTGGCCAACGGCGATATCGATCTCGTTCAGCAGGCCATCCGGACTATTTCCGAGGGCGGCAAGGCTGCCGAGCTGGAAAAGGTCGTGGACTTCATCGTCCAAGAGCGCAAGGCGCGCATGAAGGCCGCCTAACATCGGGCTTTAATGGTTCATGTCGGTAGCGTGGACCACGGTACTGATCATCGCCCTCTTGTTTCCGGGCGTTTTCTTTTTTGTCGGCCTGTTTTTCACCGAACGATTTTCACGCGAGGTCGTCCGCAGCAATGCGATCGGCGAGGTCGGTCTTGCGATCCTGGTCGCGCTCGTTCTGCATCTTGCGGCTTACGGCGTTCTGGCCGGCGTTTTCGGATTTGACCTCGCCGCTTTCCTGGGGCCGCTCGAAACCTACGACAGATGGACCACGCTGAGGCCCGGCGTCACCATCGCCGTCAACGGCGGCATCTATACGGTCGTGATGGCGGGCGTCGGCTTTGTAGCGGGGCTGATCGCATCGAGATGGGGCCTCACCCGCCACAAGTGGATCGCGGTCGTCAACCGATCGATGCGGGAGGGTATCGTCACCGCCTTTGTCATGACGACCACCGTCGAGAACGACCGGGTGCTGATGTACAAGGGCGTGCTTTCCGAATTCTATCTCACGCTCGACGGCAGCCTCACCTATGTGATCCTGAAGAATTGCTCGCGCTTCTTCATGAAAATGGATGGCGACAATCCGACGCCGACAGACCTGCAAAAGCTTTTTGGCGACGAGCAGGACAAGAGAAAAGACCAGTGGGACTATCTGTTCGTCGACGCCAAGAACATCGCCAACATCCTGTTCGACCCCAGTCCCGAAATCAAAACCTCAGACAAGGGCAACGAAGCGCTCGATAAGGCTTTGGCCGAGTTGCGGACCGCCGTGGGAAACGCGACGCCTGCTCCATGACATTTGCTTTGGCGTCTTCGCCGGACGCCCAATTTGACACGTCGGGCAAATCACCGGCATAGGTTCAAACTCGCAACTCCCTTCAAAAGCCCGCCAGTATCGCCGATCGCGCGCTCGCGGGCTTTTTGCGTTCGATATTCCCTGCACATGAGAAGGCTTCTTGATGCCGAAAATGTCCACCTCCGACCTCAAGGCGATGCTGTCAGCCGAGAAATCCGATGCGCTGGCCGCGATCTCCGCCGCCGAACTCGCCGAAGAGCGGGCGGACGCGATGGATTACTATCTCGGCCACATGCAGAAAGACATGCCGGCGCAGGAGGGCCGTTCGCACGCGGTCTCGACCGACGTCGCCGACACCATCGAGGGCCTGATGCCGAATCTGATGGATGTGTTTGCCGGCTCCGACGAGGTCGTACGGTTCGAGCCGGTCGGCCCGGAGGACGAGCTAGCTGCCGCACAGGAGACGGACTACGTCAATCACGTCTTTATGCAGCAAAATCCCGGATTCATGATCCTCTATTCCTTCGTCAAGGATGCGCTGCTCTCCAAGATCGGCATCGTGAAGGTATGGTGGGAGGAGCGCGAGGAGGAAGAGCGCGAGACCTATTATGACCTGACCGACGATCAGTTCGCGCTGATTGCACAGGCGGTCGCCGAATCCGAAGGCGCGATGACCATCGTGGCGCACTCGGTGCACGAACTGGGCGAGGCGCCGGAGGAAACGGAAGCGACGAGCTAGCAGACCGGCCGCCTCAGTCTTTTTGCTGCTATGCGGGAAAGCGCCGGTATCGCAACCCCCCGAGCGGCCCGTATCCGGTGGTGAGGCCAACGAAAATGGATCAGCTCATCGCATCGTTCTTTTTTGATTTCTTGATCGATATGATCGGGTATTCGGTGGCGCGGCTCGCGCTGCCGTGTCTTTCGTTTGGCTGGGTATACGCCCAGCCGCTCTCTTCTTTGGAGAACAATTTCAATATCTTTGGCTACCGCCATGACGGCAAAGGGCGCATAGAGATTAATACAACCGTCGCAGGCTTTTTGGGCTTCATCGTTGCCGTCGCCATGTTCTTCTTGTTCGGGCTTCTGATCTCGAAGCTTTTCTGACCAATCTAATCTAACCATGCTGAATTCGAGCGGGGAGCCATTGACGCTCTCGGGCTTCTTTGTGGGGCGCGACACGCGTGGCCCAGGTTCGTCTTCCGCCAGCTCTGGCAACGCCAATCCGAATCCATTGACCTCTCAGACCGGCGTCGGCTCGATCGGGTCGAGCATTGGCGCGCCCGCCGATCGGTCTCTTCGGTGTGCCCTCGTCGAGCTCATTCGGCGATGGCATCCGAAGCTGGTCATCTTCCGTAGCCCCAATTAGCCCGCTTTACGCTGCGCCGCCGGCACCGCCATCCGACCAAGCCGGCGGCGTGTTCGGCATGTTGCTCGATCATCTGCGCGATAATCCGAACCGGTAACGGACGGCGTGCCGCTTATCTCGAATATCTGAAGCGTCTGAACGCCGCTTGAGCGGCGAACAGCCCCCGCGGCACGCCACTACGCTCTCCGATTAGTTTCACAACATCCCCGATCCATCACAGCGTCTCGCGAACCGCGAGCACGCGACCCCTCAACATGCCCGGAGGCAATGAGCTGAACATCATGGCTACTCCCTTGCTTGCGCCGCCGCCGCAACCACCCGCGCCGACGCCCGTGATTACCCACGACGTCACCATCGTCACCACGCGAAAGCTCTCACAGGCTCGCGTGCTTGGCGTACCACCGGAGGAATTCGGCATCGAGCGTGGCGCGCGCTCGATCCGCGACTGCAACTATTGCTTCCACGAAGTGGTCACCAAGACCGAGAGCCAGCTCATCGCCGAAGGTTTCGATGCCGAGCAGATCAGGTCATTGGGCGATTACACCGGCACGTCCGAGATCGAGACGTTGGCGCGCGACACGGTGGAGGAGCATTTCGGCACCGGCGGCGGCGACGTCAACAAGGCCGCGCGGCTCGTGCGCACCTTAGAGCCCGATCGCCTGATGGGGTACTGCGTCGCGGTCTATTTCGCAAAGCTCTTGATCTTCGACAAGGTCTTCGGGCTCGGCACGACCGACGGTATCGCCGGATTTGCCTCGACAACGGCCAATCTAATCGTCGCGTCCTACTTCGCCAAGCGCGGCTTCGAGAATGTCGCGAGGATTATCAAGCGATGATCCGGGATCATCAAGCGATGGCTAGGCAGGCGTGACGCCATGGCTGACATCGACGAAGATACCATCCGCACGGTTGTGGCCGAGACGCTTTGCGAACAGCAAAGGATCCATCACAGCGATATCGATGCCGTGGTCGATCGTGCCATTACCACAGTGCTTGCTTCCTTTGGAATAGAGGAAGACGATCGTCGCGAGCTGCGCTCCGATTTCCAGCACTTGCGGCGGTGGCGCAAAAGCGTCGAGCAGGCGCAGGGTTTCACCTTCAAGGCGGTCATCAGCATCATCGTCGCGGGTTTCCTCGGCGCGTTGTGGCTTGGCATCAAGGCGATGCTTGGCAAATGATCCTTTTTCCATTGCTGCTGGCAGGACTGCTGGCGTCGTCGCCGGTGGATGCCATTCCCTGCTGGGTCGTCAAGCGCGCGGTGGCCCAATATGGCGAGGCGGCCGCGGAGGCGTGGGCGCGCGCGAAGGGATTTTCACCTAAAGATATCGAACGCGCCAGGCGATGCCTCAAATCGTGAGTTACCGGATTCGCGAGGTGGACGCCCGGGATGACGAGATCGCGGATGTCCTGACTGAGCTGCATCGTCTGACCTTCTTCAGCGGAGCCTCCATTCCGCCGTTTGATGGAGGACATTGGTGGCTCGCCTACCGC